CTCATAATAGCGCGAACTTCGTCCGCAGTATATTCTTCAAGGACGCTAAGAAAGGATTCTTCTATGTCGACTTGCGAACTCATCCACTCCTCAACCTCTTTGATCGTAACACCACTGTGTCCGGCGTGTTTTTTTAAAAACGCGCGCATCTTCTCTTCGCGAGATGGCTTTTTCTTTTCTTTTTTTTCTTTGGGAGATTTTAAAAAATCTCGCCAGCCTTCCATTATAAGGTCCACAATTTTCTCCTACAGAAGCGATCCGACGATAACACCGACTGCGAAGGCGCCGGTGCCCTTCAGTGCCAAGAGAACATACATCTCTCGTTGTCCCTTTAATAATAAAAGGTCCTTGCCTAAAGCTAGGCTATCCAATAATAACTGTTTCATTTTAAATGATTCCTTTACACTGACATTGCTAGTGTCAACAGTAAATAGTTGTCTGAAGTGATAAGGGTTGCATTTTCCAGGCATTTCTGGAAGTGTTCTTTATTCATCGAGCCTACGTCTTCGTTGTCGCCGATATTGACCTTCCAAACTTCGATGTCAAAATCCAATAAAGTCTTGATAATCTCAAGTTCTTTTTTCTTGGCATCTGGGTCGAGTGCCACGTAAACACCTGCGTCCTCTTTAACGATCTTGCGAAGCAGGACAGAGTTCTGATTTAGCGTAGAACCGAGAATAGGAACCGCATTACGACCAGCATTAATCGCATCAAAAAGTCCCTCCACCAGAACAATATCCGAACTCCAATCCACAAATAAATCATTAAAGATGATGTTCTTGCTAGCTACGGGATTTTTATACTTCGGATAATAAGCGCGATCATACGAACGCGAAACAAAATAATTCAGATCGCCCTCTTCATCAAATGAAGGGATAATAATGCGACCTTCGTACTCGCCACCGGCACAATATCCCATCTTCCACCAAACAATGTCTTGCTTGCTGATATTTCTTTTCCTTAAATAATTTCTTGCGGCGAAGCCGGTGGGAGGGACATCCCTGTTTGCCAGAGAAATAAACCCTTCGGGCATCTCAAGTATCTGTTTTTCTTCTATTTTCTCGGCGAATAAATCTTCGAGCTTATCAAAATCAATCTCGGAAGTGAAGTCTCGCCACTGTGACTTATCATGGTTCGTGCCGAAACGGCGAACGACACGATAGATATTCTTGCCTCGGGTGTCGCACACCCAGCATTTGTAGTAACCCTTTTCAAGGTTGACGGAGAATTTGCGTTTGTGGTGTTCGCAGTAGGGGCATTTAAAAAGATACTCGTTGTTGGTCCGGTATGGGGACCCCAACACATTAGTCAGTATCTTTAGCTTCTTCTCTTTCACGGATCCAGCCTGCCTTTGCGATTACATAGCTGTCCGACCGGTCAGCATAACCAGCCTTGGGATTTCCATGTCTAGTGTATTGTACCTCAAACCCCGGCACGTTGTCAACAACAAACTGTAAAGAAACAGCTTTTGCCTTCTGTCCCTTGGGGACCTTTATTCCGCATAGTTTGCGGGCGGATGTGGCGGCGAGATACTTGGGTTCATCGTAAAACATATTATAACACAACCACGAAACAATACCATTTATTTTTGACAAAAGCGATAAGGTTTGTGCTGATGAGAACCCGGAGCGGAAAGACTGGAGTGACTGTTCGACATACACCTGCTCTATAGGATATTCGCCCTCTAAGTCCTCCAGGCACTTTCTCACAATTTGTATTTTCTTAAAGAAGTTCTTTTCTTTTCGCAAGTCAATGTGGTCGCAGGCAAGGATATTGCCGCCGTGGTCCAATACTGTATAGCCAGTTATGCTGGTTGATATATCTAAACCTAAAATCACCTATATGTCCAGTTCAATCTTAAACGTGAAATCACGATTTGCAACTTTCTTGATAGGAGTGGCCGGCTTTGCGATGGCGACCAAATTCATATCCTTGTCATATATTCCAACTTTAGAAATATAAGTTGTTCTCTCGAAAGATGCAGTAGGACTATTATATGATGAACTAACAATATTTTTAATACCAATATTCTGATTTTGCATATAACCATCACTACTAACGCCAGCAAAGGCGCCTGAAACGAAGTTGATGAAGGTGGGGTTATTTGACTGGTTTAGCTCTCCCTTAGGCGCAGTAGCAAACATCGTGATATTTTCTACTTTTGACGTGCCACTCATTTCCAACAAGAATGAAGAGTTCGGCGCCACAATAGAGCCAGAAATTGATTGACCAAAATAGGTCCAAGCCGGGGCGACAGGAACGCCCAGGGTTACATAAGCCTCTGTGTGGGTACCGTTAGAAATATCCCAACTCCCCGTAAGTACTATGAATCCTTCGCTGTATAGGGCAATGCCGGCAACGCTGCCAGAACCATTTGAGCCAGCAGGAGCCGTTTGATATAGGACTCCATTTTGATTTTTATCTTCAAGGCGCCCAATTAGTGTTCCTGTGACATAAAAATCCAACTTCATTGTGCCCGGCTTGATACGAGTACCATAAAAAATTGTTGGAATGCTGATGAGTCCAACGTCGCAAATATCGAAATCGCGTACTATGGGTTCAACACTAGAAGAATATGAAAAATGCGGACTAATATAATCATAATGGTTTATTGTATTTTTAAGCGCCCTCAGGTGCGTTACAGAGCCTGGGTAGGTAACAGTTAATTCATCAGTTGCAGCTTCAGGGGATGGCTCAGCGATAATAGGACTCGTGTAGCGTGCCAGCGCTGCAGGATAAAGTTCCTTAGTAATTTTCGAAGTATAAGGAAAGCTTCCTATGAATACTTCTCCGAGAACTCCGGCAGAGAACTTACCGGACGTTACGGAGTTAAAGGATAGCCGAGTTGCGTCTTTTACCATATATTGATAAATGAGACCTGTGTTAGCCACAGACTTGAGGGGATCGGCAGGATCTGCGTACCAGCTCGCGGTTAGTTGATCAGTTACATCATCAGAGAACGCCGTAATATATCCGTTCACCATAGTTTGAGTAATTGTCTCGCCGTTGCGGTCGAAGGTGTCTATCTCTGTACAGGGCTCTGCGCGCCGGTCAATATTTAATTCATATAAATTTATGCTGCCGGGGTCTGTGAGCCGGATTGAGCTGGTAACGGAGCCAGATATATCAGGGGTGTTATTATAATACGCTGATCCATTATAGATAAAATATTTTACCTCTGGATGAGTCTTCAACGTGTTTATATAAACATCGTTTTTCTTAAATTTATAAACTGACATGTTAGACCTCTACTATTATAAATAGTTTGATCCAATTTTTAAGAATTCTATGTTAGTAATCTAAGCGAACCCGTAATGTAAATTCGGTCGATGGATCTTTCTTAAGCGGTTCTGATAGTTTAGCAACTGCCAATAATTCGCTGTCTGCCGAGTACAAACCAACCGTAGTAGCATAACTGACGGGAGAGTCTGTGGAATTATTCTTTACTACAAGCTTACTGGCGCTTAAGTAAGTTGGGTTGGAAGAATAATTGAAATCATTATGATTTGCTCTGCAGAAATAAATCGTAGAATTCAATTCCGTAGTATTGTTAAACTGGATATTGTTAATGCGATGTCTAAAGTCGTCGCAGGCGCCTGAAATTGCCGAACCCGTTAGGACCCCCTCGATACTGAGAAGGTTGGTCGACGGCGGTAATGCCGCGGGACTGGCTGTACTCATGGTGCAGGGAGTAGACAGGAGATTTCCGAAAACCGATGCGGTTACAACTGCAATTCCAGCCTGGTAATACAGCAAACCAGCAGCTACATAGCCATTGGGTCCAAAATTAGGATTCTCTGCGGGGATTCCCGTTTCCAAGGCTGAGCCAGTAGCATACAAGATGCCATACTCGCCAGCTGGCGAATTTACTTTATACCCTGTGGATCCACTCTTATCGGTCAGGTTAATCACTTTTGTGTTGAATGCACTAGCACCGGTTGGATCGTAATCTTCACCCACATTAAGGGTAATAGTGAAGCTGCCCTTCTTGATCTCGTCTTTTGCCAGGAGGCGCGTAAAGTTAATGAAGCATGCCTCATCAATTTTAGTGCCACCGGTAAGATCACCGTCTTCATCAAATCGTCGCACAGCGTTCGACTGATCAAACCCAGCAAGTATTTGAGCCATCTCATTGTAAATGTTGATCTTCTTGGCATTCTGAGTGTTAGAAGATGCAGATAATCCTGAGGAGTTGGCATATCCAACGGTAAAATCGATAATGTGGTTTGCTGATGAACTCAAGTACGGATAGTCGTATGTAGACTGAAACATTCCGTGGGAAAAGTTTTTGATATTTGCGTCCGCATACGTTCCGGATAAAATTGATCCGGTGATTGGGATCGCCTCGTGAAGCATATTCCTGGTGGAAACAACGTCCTTCGGGTTAATCGTCTTAAATGAAGTTGCCATTATCTATAATCCTTATGAGCTAAGCTTAACAAACCTAATTGGTATATCAACACTATATCCGGTATTAACACCAGATATTCTAATTGTCGAATCAATAAACTTGTATGCGTTTGTCCCGGGTACTAAAGCAGCGCCGGAATCCGCTGAGTTTGCAATTGTTGCGGTGCCGATGGTGCCGAGTTGATCAAACAAAAATTCACTATTTCTCAACTCTAAACTTGCACCTAGTCGGAAAGCGATCTTAGTTCCACGTGGACCTAAAATAGAGGACGCATCCTCGGCGCCCAAGTTACTAACATAGCCCCGGCCGGAGTTGCCGGAGATGAAATAATAGTTAGCAATCCCATCATCATCCAAAAAGGAGTAAGATGCCGGGGAGAGCTGCACATTCGATGCTGCGTTTTTGGCTGACTTGGCTGATGCATTGCCGGCATCAGGAAAGATTTGCCCCAGTCGGTTGTCAATCTGAATGATGTACTGAGTTTCAACGAGCTGGTCTTCGAGAGGTTCTTCTTTTGGCTTTTCATCAGTGTTCAGTCCCTGTTGAAGCTCGATGCGTGAGACATCGTTTCCGGGGCGATAGCCGTTTAATATGCCGGCGCCAAGGAAAGATCCGAAGCCGGTTTCCACCGTACTTTTGTCGACCGGAACAACAAATGAACCATTAGCGTTCAATTCCGAGCCTTGTCCAGACTCCGTGAAGAGCTTAACGACTGGTAAATATAACAAATCATTGTTATTTACCGTTAGAAGACGAGACTTCATGCTCGACATATTGTTGGTAAATGCCTCTAGAACCGGTGTTTGTAGCACTGTCAGATCATAATATGCTGATCCGTTAGCATTGTTTTTGTCATAGAGACCATAGTCGATCTCGTCGTCGCCTAAAGCGAACTTATCGATCTTGAAACTACCGTCCCCCTTGGCTAAGCGAAGCCTCCCGGCGTCCGTAAGGACTGCGTCAAGTATAATGTCTCCTGAATTGTCTAAGAATCCCATCTTTTGTTCCTCTCTCTATAAATAGTAGTAATAATTAGTTATTTCCTAAGGAGTTATAACTCCTGTGTTTTTAAATGTTAAGTTCAAATCAATTTTTCTTCCAGTCTTCTTACTAATCACTCTAATTTTGAATTGTTTTTCCCATACACTATCAACGCCTGACTGACCTAAAATTGCAGAAGTGCCGCCTGGTTCAGAGCCGATGGCGATCGCGCCTATGTTATTCGCCTGAATAGAATTAGGGTCATATACAGTTTGTGACAGTCGGGGTCTAATAGCCATATATTTTCTACCAGACTTCTGATAAGGAGGGGTAGCTGTTGTTATTGAGAATGGTTTTGTTGTTAAATACATCTGACCGTGATTGTCAATCATTTCAACTTCAAATATATAAGTTGGATTAGAAATATTTTGATGTACATCCATCGAGCGCGCACAATACCAGTATTTCTTATTTGGAATTATAGTGTCTACAAAATGCGCAGCAGTAGAAGATTTATCTGGGCCCACGATAGATTGCAGGGGCGCCTCGGTCAGACTTTTGCCACGAAAATTGGGGTATAAACTACTGCCCACCAATTCAGGCTTTGTATTTACTCTAAAAAGTTCATATGCCTTTATCGGGTCATCGTTTTTGTACTCTAGAAGGGGAGTGTTGGGGTCGCTTAGGCTGGCTTCTGTGTCGACAGTTATACCATGCTGTGACGCGTATTCCGTCTGTATGAGCCCTAAATCGTTATCTTGTAATACAATTGGCTTCTCTAGTTTTTCTCCTGAGTTCGAGTTCAACATTATCAAAACTTTATTGTTAACACCCTTATAAGGAACAAAAGTGATTTCCGGGGGTGTCGGTGGGCGATCTGTTATCGTTGACTCTATTGAGCAGTAATCCGTTTCAAAAGAAACTATATCCCTGTTGTTCACAACTGTAATCTCTGCTGCCGGGGGATTTGCCATTAGCGGCGGTGTTGTATCAGAGGTGAACCTAATAGTGAAGGGGGTACTGTCGCTATTGGTTATGCGGTAACTAATATCTAGCTCACCGTTGTCCATGGCAGCGGTCAGTATTGCTGTGTCAGGCGATGATGCATCGATTTGTGCGGCATTAGAAACCGGGACGATGCGGGCATCTATCTCATACTGCCGTGGCGCGCGGTCTTCGACAAAAGCGTCATCAAATGCTTGTTGAACTCGAGCGATTAGTTGGCTAACAGTGAGCGGCTGCCCGCCATCATGAGACGGGTCAAATACTATTGGGCCGGCTATGAAAGAGTGTCCAGTATCCTGCTCCTCGATATCAATATTCCAGTAAAATGACGTCATTATTCTGTATTCCTATTTGGAACTATATCCCCATCCTATCGGCAAGACTGGTAGGGTTGTGCTTGTTTGAGATTGGGCTGCTCCTTTGCCAGAGCCGATCGCCACGCCAGAGCCGCCGCCGGCGGATAAAGGGCTAGCCTGAGGTGCGGATCCGGCAGCAGGTAAACCAGAGCCGGGATATTGAGATTGGGCGGCTCCTTTGGGAGAGCCGATCGCCACTCCGGATCCGGCAGCAGGTAAACCAGAGCCGGGATATTGAGATTGGGCGGCTCCTTTGGGAGAGCCGATCGCCACTCCGGATCCAGCGGTCGGTGTCGGGTCGCTTTTCGGCCCAGGATCCTGAGCGAGTGGTGGAAGTGGATCCTGAGCCGGCGCGGTCTGGGACAGAATAGCATCCGGGATTAATTGGAGAGAGATACCCTCAGCGCCGTCGGGGTAAACATCCACATCAATATAATGAAAAATATAGTCAGCGTTTATCGCAGTCGGACTGGTTACCTCGCCGGTCCAGTCGGTGCCAGCATTAAACAAGGTGTTATATTGATGTTGGTTTGCCATGGTGCTGGTTGGTTGGAATATAAAATGTCCGGTCTGGGTGGCGGCATTGTCGGGATCATCGTTGGTGGTTGTATACTCTTGTACACCACTATTAACAACATCGTCTAATACAATGGTCGTCTCGGATGGTCTATAAAAGCCCAAAGCATTCGCTATGCCCAATCCGGGGGACGGCGTTGTATCTGTATAAAAAATCTTTAAATCTTCATATTGATAAATGTTACCGAACACAAGTCTTATCTGTTTAATATCATACCTGTATTTTTCTCCATATTTAACCTGAGAATCAATATAAGTGATTTGCTTTTGATACCAATCCGATTCGCGGGCGCTAATAAAGAAGGTCTGAACTAATGTGTTGTTGGAAGGATTATATTTATCAATCTTATACAAAACCGGCTCGCTATAACATGTTGAGCCCGCCATAACCTCGTCAAAGTTTCTGATGGGATAGTCAATGTCTTCAGCAATATCTAATTGCTTAACTTCCTCTATATATGAGGTATCAACATCCACTACGCCGTCTTCTGTATTATAGTTCCTTAATAAAATATAATTATCACTATCATTAGAGCTTACGTTCCCGTTTATCCGGGTGGCCAAAGATTGATGGCTTGTGTTGTACAAAAACTCATCCCAATTAAAATGGTGCTCGATGAACTGATGATCATCAAGAGTGCGTGATGTGACACTAGCATTACCCGCATCCGTCTTGATAGTTGTAAGATTGGCATAGCTACCATAACCCTCATGAGCCGAACTGAAAGACCCGTCGCCCATGCTCGTGCCGGCTGGATCGTTATTTGTTATTTTATCAATAATATATAACTGAAGCATGTCCATGAAGGGTGAAAAGTTCTCTGGTCCTCCAAGTTCAGCCGATAAATGCCTAAAAAAGTTTCCGTCGTCCCAGGCGCTCGATACGGCATTATGATCATAGCCAATTGTTATCGTATTGTAAAAAGGAAGATTTGTAAGACCTGCAGGGGTTGGGTCACTGACTACTAGTTTGTTGAGTCCTTCAAGGTCTGAGCATAAAATAACATAATTTTTATATCTGGTCTTGAATATCTCTCTGATATCAGCAAGGTTAGGGCTAATGGAAACTCCCTTGCTATACAACGAATAAAACTCAGAGGTAGTGCTCTCACTCATTTGCCCGCCGGCCTCTATATTAACGAACCATGGGTCGACCTCATCATCGTTATCCATATTAACAGTCTGGAGTACAGTGCCCAAAGTTATCTGTTGAAAGTAATCCTGGGAATTAACGGTCGTGCCGGTGTTTCTTAATTCAGACTGCAAACAATAGTAATTGGTGATCATCGGCTCCGATACATCTGCCAATATGTTCTCATAGGGTGGTGTGGTGTCGGCATAAAAATTATATTTGGACTCTACCTTGACGGTCATCCCGCTCGCTTCGCGAATTGCAGGGTCATTGGAGGGCTTTAAGTAGGTGTTGGTGTGATCGTGAAAGGGACCCGAATTAGCAAACACCGCGGTGTTATCTTCCAACAGTGGGTCGAGCGGAGTGTGTGAATTGCCCCCTTTTAGATAATCTTTCCAATTTGGATCGCCCTCATAGACCCCATCGATATCAATATCTTGTCTTAAGAGGTCCTCTGTGTTTAGTTCATAGCTTGCTGCATTCCATTTATTGTTATCGAGATGAATATAATACTTATAACCAGGTAATTGTGAAACCAGCAGTGGCGAATTCTGATCGGGGATGAAGCCGGGATCGGCGAGCATCACCCATCCGTCTGAGCTATGGGCACTAAGGTACAGCTTACGTATGACTGATCGGAAGGTGTCCGAGGACGTCCAATTATTCCTGATATACGCATTCCCCGCCGATCCTGCGGGATGGGTCCTAGGATTGAAATCAATAACCATATTAGCATTAACCAACAATACTTCGTCTTTAAAGGCATTGTATCCGGCGTAGACGTGGTCGATGCCCGGTCCGGGTCCGGCGAGACCGGGGCTCATGCCCGGTCCGGGTCCGGAGCCGCCGCCGTCCATGGACGGGTCAGATCCGAAGCCGCCGCCGCCGCCGAGCGGTCCGAAGCCGCCGCCGCCGCCCATGCCCGGGTCAGTCGGATCGAAGCCGCCGGGCGGTCCGAAGCCGCCGGGCGGTCCGAAGCCGCCGCCGCCGAGCGGTGCGAAATGGATTTGATTATTAGCCATCAGTATCCACCCCCCTTCTTGCTGCTCGTCTTAGCGGGGGATGCTTTCGTGGCGCGCGAAGATCTACTTGGCGCTCGGGTGGCAACTCGTCGTGGTGCCGGTAGGGGCTTCGCTTTAACTTGAACTGGTAAGGAAGTATAGGTGTTTTCAACATTTGCGGCTGCGCTCTCTATATTTAGCGATACATTCTTATTTTCGTTCTTACTTTTCTTAGCAATATTAGCTATTACGCTCGTATAGGTACTGGGATTTACATTTTTGGTAGCTGCTGGCTTATTGCCCAGCACAAAAAGGCTGTCATACTCTGGTAACTTATAGTTGTTCGGTGCCACGACGGCGTTATTAAGCTCTACAGTTCTACATAAAACCTGTTTTCCGGAGTTCTTCATCTGTTTAAACTGCTGTTCTGTCATAGTTTTCCATACTTTATCATTCAAGTTTGTCACTTCACCAGTCACTCGATGGCCGGCATAATATTGTATTTCAGTCGAGGAGTTATAATTCATAGTCATCTCAAGGTTATTTTCTGTCTGTGGTGCTACCACTTTTGCATCTTTGGCGGCATACTTAGATTTCGAAGCTAAAGATTGCGCAGCAAGAGAAGGCGTAGCGGAAGGTTCTATCTTAACGGGTGGCTTTCGCTTAAAGTTAATTGCACTAGAATTTACTATGGACTGCACAAGTCTAGACTTTTTCATATCCATAACTCGCGATGTGCTGCGATTTTTATCGATATCACTCTCTTGAGAACCGCTAGCGGCGGCTTTGGCATCAAGAATATTTTTATTAAACGCGCTATTGGCTGATAGATAAAAGGTGGAGTCCACCGTCTCCTTCATGGACGCGGCAGGTTTATTCATTAAGCTTACCAACGGTTGACGCAGTGGAACAGCACTTACATCGGCAAGATTTAGCAAAGAATCAATTTGCATCGAGAATATCTTATCAGATTTATTCGAAGCAATTGGTTGTAAGCCAGTGGTGGCTGGGTTCTTTACTGCTGCCAGGATTCCGTTGCCTTTCGACTGGGGGATCGAGGTACTGTTTGTGTCGATTATGACCCCTTTTCCAAGCAGCCTTCGAGGGCTTAGGTAGCCAAATTTATTAACATTTTCAATATTTATCAACGGTGTGTTATACTTTTTCACTTCATCATTGATTCTCTTATTAAATTTTCCAAAAGATAGGCTTGTAAAGTTATCCTCGTTATCGCGCACTGCAGTTACATCTAAATAATCTGTTCCGTCCAAGGGGGTGCTGTCTTTTTTGTAACGAGTAGCAAAAACATGTTCTAATATAGTTTTTCTTTTGGGGGCACCTTGAGACCCAGCCTTAGAAGATACTTTAAAGGAAGCTGAACTTCCTTGTGAGGTCGTTCCTTTATACATCCTTAGCAGGTTGGTATTAAAATCTTCTATGATCTCAGCCACTTGCTTTATATTTTTCATGCTTCCGTTATCCGGGTTTGCCATGGCAAATAAAGTTTTTTTCCATGTTAGTGAAGAGTATTCCGTAAAAGGCGCGGACCCAAAAACAAATTTCACGGCTGTCATGTAGTCGTCAATTAGTATACGCCAAGTGTTATTCGATGCTTTGATATTCCTCTTATTCGCCTTCATATACGCTTTAAGCGCTTTGCCGCTACCTTTAGAGGTGCCTTTACGGGATCGGGCTTCAATACTCATTATATAACTATCATATCGTGACAGTCCTATCGTCAGGCGACGAGAAAGTTCCGCAGCAGCACTTGTCGACTGATCTATCATGTCAATATAAATCTTATACTGGTATGTCCCCATATCATCATCGGAGATATTGTTATCAGTTATAACAAAATTAAGTATATTTGTATCCGCGGCGCCCAGGTCAACAGCTTTAACACCGGATTTCTTTAAAGATGCTATGAGTTTACCAGTACTGAGAGTGCTATTACCTCCACAAATATTTATTTTCCCGGGTGTCAGAGCATTCGGAGTAGCGCTCGGTGTTGTACGGGTTCTGTAAACCTGGACGTCTTCAATTTGTAGGGTGCTAACAAGGGCGTCTTGATTTAAAATCAAATTTCCTAGTTTGGTATTCTGCATTACAAGCCGCATATGATCGACCGAAAATAAAATCTTCAAGGCGCCGGATGAAGTTCTTGAGTATTGCGCGTCAGAGATGGGGGAAGGTGGTGATGCGATCTTCTTAACTGTGTCGGCATGCTTTCTTTCTAATTGTGATGAACTTTGAGGGTCACTATTGTTAAACGGCAGTCGATTGGCCCAGTTCAAGAACCTCATGTCTAATATTTTCTGACTTGATACCACAGTTTTTTCGACCCGCGGGTGAGCCACAGTACTGTGTTGTTTACCAGCCATCAGTATGCCTTTGAACTCGTGAATTGGTCCGGACCAGATGGAGCCCTTATTACCATATCCCTTTACGCTGTCCATTAATGTGTATACAACGCCTGTATTGCTGGTGACGCCATTGACCATTATTGTTTCTATTGTTGGTGCGCTGATGCGCATTGCTTTAATATTTGTATCTACACCGGATTTAATGAGCGACTGTGGATTGATGGCATACGCTGTCGCATATATGTGCAAGTCTCTAAGCTCCGAGACGTCAAATTCTTCAACAAACGTCAGTGATTTTTTAACTATTTTCACATTACCCGAAGCAGATCCCTTTTCATCAAAGCCATCTGGTCTAACATGTTGTTTTAAATATACTTTTCTTATACCATCATCTCTGGCTGAATTTCGAATTATGTCTTTGGCAGCCGAATCACGTCTTATCATACGACTAATTTGTTCTTCTGTTGTGGCTAGCCCAACAAATATTCTATATGGCAACATTCGCGACCTGGGTTGCTTCTGCACTGAAAGGGTGACTTCTACTTTTTGCTTTTGAGTCGTAAAGTCCGTTTCTAATATTTTCACTTTTTCTATAAAAACCAAGGGAAGACTAATTCCGAATAATGCGGACGTAAGCTTGGCGGGAGTGCGAGTAGCCATTAGCAAGCGTCCTCATCAAGAGTCTGGTATAGATCCCTATTTAATCTGAAGCGATTTGCATTAGAAGCCATTGCTCGATCTGTTATACCAGCATCTTGAATAATCTCGATCGGTATCTCATTGTCAACATATAAGTTGAAATAGTATTCAACATCTCCAGAGCCGTTCTCGATCTTTCGAGGAACTGGGATGCTTGTGGTATCAGAATTAAGAAAAGTCATTTGTTGTAGAGTACCGTCGACATAGTATACCTCTATATCAAAATTATCTTTTTGCTGCTCAGTATTTTCTTCTGCTATCTCTAGTACTAAATAATCCTCTTTCAAAGAAAGATATATGTTACTAGTCGTTCCATTGACACTTAAATAATCACTTATAGCATATTCTGATTTCTCCCCCTCTTGAAAAAAGGCTTGATAATCCATCGTGATGTTTAGCTGCGGGATTCTCTTTATGACGCCGTCTTGAAGGCCCGCTGTGCTGCTGCTTGGGTTTGTTACGATGTATTCTTCAGCCGACTCAATCTTATTTTTCAAAGTTTTAATTGACCATGCCGCAGTTTTATCAGTCGTTTGCGCGCCGTTGCCCAATGGATATGATGAAAAATTTACCTTTTCTGTAAAGTATTGCTGTTGGAATGCTTCGGCGTTATCGGCGGGGTCTGAATTAATACTGACTGGCAACGCGCCACTAACTGCTTGGATAAACCGAGCAACTCTATCCTCGACGCCGCTGCGCGTGGGAATGACTTTAAGGTTTGGAGTATTAAATCTAATTCTGCGATCTGCATCGTTTTGATTTTCCGATAGCCTACTGCCTGTACTAGCAGACGGTGCATATTCTGTATTATATAAAATTTCGTCATCGAAAAAAGCATAATAAGTGGGATCGAGCTGACCTAGAGATAGCATGTGTTTACCGTACTCGGTAAGCTGCACCTCCAACATTTCTTCTTTTTTATTAAAAAATTCTACCATTTTTTATCTCTTTTTGCGTGATGATCCTTTGCGTTTTGAAGTTGCTGTCTTGGTGCTTACAGAGGATTTGGTAGCCCTCTTGCTGGCAGCGGCGGAGGAGGGCTTCGTTGTACCCTCAAACGGTACATCGATAACCGCAGCCCTTGGAGCTATGCTCAAACTCATATCCTTTGTGGCGGGAATGAATTCTCTTAATTTCTCCTTAACTGGTGTCTCCTCAACTTCTTCATCAAATAAATCTTCGGTTGCGTATACAACATCTGCTCCGATTTTAATTAGCTCGACGAATGAGAAATAATCGTATGGCCAATTGTAAGAATAGGGAGAGTTGATCGAAGGCTGGACTATCGGCGTTCCTCCTCCCAGGTTTTTATGTGTAAGAATATTATAATCCTTCTCGGCTCTTCTCTTAACCTTGAAAACCATCCACTGTAAATCTTCGTCATTATCAAGAAGACGATCCACCAGATTACGTATCTTGATTGTCGATGTCTTTTTCTCAAATTTAGTACTTGACGACGGTGGTAGGTTTTGCCAAATATTAACGAGATCGTCCTGGGATAAAACCAGATCGAATTCAAAGGCATAAAACGCTATTGGGTTCACATCTTGATTTGTCAGAAAATCAAATGTTGGTGGGAAAATGTATTTATTCAACAGCGCCAACTGCGTCAGATACTCTTGAGAGTCTTTTTCTACGTTGAAATACTTTCGTTCGCCGCGGCTTGTTAAAAACGGTATGCACACGATGGCTTCTTCAACCTTCTTGCTCTCAGCAAAGTCACCGATGCGCTTCTGGTTTGTATCAAATCCAACAATTTTTGATAATGATTCTACGGCAATATTTCCATAGGTTGAAGAACTCATTTTTGTCGGTAGCTCGGCGACTGAAAGATATAAGCCTTCCGATCCTGATACTTTATTGCCGTATTGATGCCACATGCCCCTGATCACCATGCCGTCGGTGCCTTTTTGACCGTACGATCCGGTGGCTATATATGGCGCTGCAGCGGGGAGATCGTAAGGCGCGTCAACATTATAAAAATTCAGCACCGGAGTTTCAAACTTGGGGCGGATCATCCAGCGCGCCTTTTGGGTCGTGGTTCCTTCCGGGACGACGAGATGCTTCTCGAATAAGTCGACGCTTGAATCGATTTGAGCTTGGATTACGGAGCGGTCTGGAAGGTCTAGGGTTTCCACAATACGTGGGTCATTGCCGTTGTAGAGAGATTTTTTATTATATTCTATTACAGCACTAGCCAGCAGCTCATCTATAGACGCTTTTCCTGAATATTTCGACTTAACAATGATATTAGCCATAGCTTCTCCGTAATATGAAGGAGGTAGAACATGCTCGTAGGATGCCCACATATTTGCTTCTTGTGTATATGGGGAGACTAATTGGTATCCAGTTCCCTGTTTATTGGTACCTGACAATATTAGTGGCGCGCCGAAAGCTGAGGCGCGGCTGTACATACCGAAGGTGGTTGGGATACCTAATCCAGTATAATAAGAACTAACCGGAACGGTCGACTGTGCTAAACGTACTTGCAATCCATAATACTTATCCTTCTCGACCGCCAAGAAGTTGTCTTCCTCCTTAGAGAGGAATGTTGTTTTCTCTGTAGATCCCAAGAAAAAATTATAAGTCTCACACAAGAAGTTATCCATACCAAGCTTATACATATTAGATTTGCTCTTACCGCTATAGCGCAACCAACATTTTCTTCCTTCATATGAATTGTCGGTCGCGCCGGCATAACCATCCATAGCAGTATCCAAGCTAGCGCTTCCTATCCCGGTATCAAAGAACCTACCGCCCGGAATCGCAGAGAAGCCAAGATGTTTATCGGGGTCTCGGAGCGCTTCGAAAGGTATCTTATGCATGTAATATCCATTATGATGGGTATCCGCCGACGCTGAGCCGGCAATATTTAAACAAGGATTCCACTCATTGTTATATGGTGCACCGACAGGTCCATCGCCGGTCGCGCCCTTGAACACTACAAACGCCGGGTCGCCGGGGTCAACGTATTGGGTGTTGAGTGGTCCCAATGTAGCCTCTGTTAACCCAAAAATCCCCCCGGCGCCGCCGTTATTCCAGTTGCCAATATATTTCGTAGTCGTGGTGGTATCTAAATCATAAGTTGGATATCCGTTTACAACCGCAAGATTGCTCTTTACTCCAGTATAGGGGTCTGTATTCACCACCACAAAGTTACTGCAAGCAATTCCGGATTTTATCGTATTGAAAAGAATTCCGGGACTTATTAGCGGCTCGTAAATGATTCTCCTCATTACCGACTCTTTTTGATTATACGATTCGAAAACTGCAATCTCTCCCAAAGATTGAGAAAGGAGCGCGCCGAGTTCTTGTGTTCTTTCGGCTGGATAAAAACCCTTGTACGGTAAAAACTGCAATAGTGCGTCACAAGCCAACTCTATCGAGTGGCGTGCGAGCCTCGTGCCGGACCCATTTGCTTTGTCCGCAAGGTCATCGTCGACAACTTTAAAGTATTTCATAAAATCGGCGGTGGAGTAAACATTATAAAACTCACTCTGTGAACTATCTGGAATTGATGCTCCTGTTAAATTAAATATATTATCCAATTTAGCCAAGAAATCGGAGCCCCTATTAAGTTCATATTCGGCAATGTGCTCGCTAATCCTAAACTCTGGTATTATCGACATGTCTTTGCCTATAACTCGAATATTCTGTGCGTAGTCTAAATATGGCTGATATGGGGAAATCCCTGCTTGCTCAGCCGCAACATAAGTCGGTGCAGTTAAAATATAAGGTGACCAGCCCAGACTGCCGTACCCGATCGTGGAATCGCCATATTGAAGAGGCATCACATAAGTGGCAGATGCCGTCACCTGCTTAGCACCGGGGACACTGAACCTGCTATAAGGGTTCATTAGTTCACCCGCTCCGCTGCCAGTGCCGGGAAGTCCACTGTTATAGATAAATGAATCCAAGGGCCATATACTGGCACTCGGATCTTGATCTCCCTGTGAATTTATGCTGCCGAAGACAAGTGGAAGTATTCCATCCGGAACAGAGCGCAATGTACGAGCGTCATTCCAAATATTTGAAATATCATAATTTTCTCTGGTACGTGTTCTTGTTCGGAATGTATTTTCAGCTGCAGGGTAAATCTTTTGACCGTATTTTACGACGGTGCTCAAATTAGACTGAAGAGTGAAGTCAGTAAGTGTATTATATACATTTCCATCTTCTGGATTGACTTTAAGGTTTAGGCGGCTATTGAGACCTGTGTTAGTAAAATAATCTAAATTATTCTGGAATGATGCTTTAACGAGCACGTTATTGCTGGCGTCCGGGAAGTCTGTGTTGTCTTCGAAAGCAAACACGACTGGTTGCGCGCTGTCAGCAATTGGCGCTTCAATATATTCTGTCACTTCAGTTGGATAGAGAGCTTGCTCTAGCCCATAAGTGCCTTTGAGCATCTGCGGAGGCTTGACTTGACCTATCTTATTCTCCGATCTTAGTTTGCGTGCGACCGGTCCTTCACCAACTCGAATTTGCTTCCAAGTTGGGTATCCGTAAGGTCCATTCCGATTGAGCATCAAAGTGTTGAAAGTGTCGACGATTTCTTTATAATTATTAGGATCATAGGTAGCCGCGTTAGCCAAGCGGTTATAAGAGGTTGTGGAACCGCCCAAAGGAAAGCCCAAATTATATAATTCATGGAGGGGGTAGCCCAAAGTACGATCGCCACCAGTGGGGACGCTGTATTTTGTAACTACACAATCAGTTTTTGAGTTCGCTGCATATCCTGTAAAGTCATCGAGATTGATCATCGTCGGATACGAACCGTACCAGCTGTAGTACGCTCTAACGCCCAGATTATCCAGCGATCCAGAGACGGTCATTTGGTTGTAAATGGTGCTGGGAATGTCCGACTCGCCGTCGCCCATTCGGTACCATCCGACAAGGTTTTCGCGGGCACTCACTCTTCTAGTCGGCTCGATTCTCGAAGGTGCGTACCGCTTCACGTTTAAAGGCGAGTAGCCGTATACTGCATCAACCTCCCCTGGACTCATTGCTACATTATACCACTGAATATCAGATATGTATCCGGTGAGACCGTACTTGGTTCCTTTTGAGATGTTGACGACGTCGCCCGGAGTCCAATTGCCGGTGCCGGAAGGCGGATGGGCGTACGTCGTCATCTCCAATGGGGCGCCATTAATGTAAACCTGTGAAGAGGCAGTGCCAGGAACAGACCAATCATTGACCATGGTTACATGAGCCCAGGAATACAACGGCATTAAGTCCCAGATCCCGGACGACGTCGCGTACCAGCCGGTGGAGCCGATTCTAGTGAAGATCATATCACTGCTGGCATATAACGAATGATCGCCGTAGAGAAGGTACCAGCCCCAGGTGATGCTCGCAGGAAGCACCCACCACATGATTGTCTCTGATTGATTAGTATTCAACTCGGCTGAACCGGTAAAAGCATAGTACAGCGGGGCGCTGTCGCTCTTCGTGAACAGCACGCATTTATTATTCGTAACCTTAAGGGGCTCTGGCAGGTCTGCCAGTCCCGCCGAGACTGGGTCGGTGACTAGTGATCGCAATCCAACAAAATCGCCAGGAATTCTATCGGTAGTCGGCAGGTTATCGGCGCCAACGAACAACATCGAGTTTGATCCAGTTATCAACATATCCAAACTAGAAGCACTCACGCAAGTGGGGGTTTGAAGTCCGTAAATGGTCTTGTCTTCTGCTAGAGATGCCGTCACCCACGCATACTGTTGAGTCGAGCGAGGGATCTGATGCTGCACATATAGGTTATCATAAACGGTGCCCGTTACATACCCCGCAGAAGCGCTCTCAATGCGCTTCTTTGCGTTTCTATTGGTCTTGTGGTATGACGGGGTGGTTACGTAGGTTAACTCCGGCACAGAGCCGTACGCGGCGTCTGAGCCAAAGGGACCTGCATGCAGTGTTGCACGTTGGTTGAGCCCCCGCGGTTTGTCAATTTGATCCTGTACGCGGATGGTGTTAGATAAAGTTGGGTCAACTGAAGCAGATCCCGAGAGTCCGTAATCCAATACGCTCAGATTTCGATAGGGGAGCGCGTTATAGACTGATAACTCTTCATGTGCTGGGTCCATGTAGCCACGAGACTGGACGGTATACCCGCCTGGAGAACTAAATCGGTTTACTATAATGGTTTGATTTGAGTTTGTGCCTGTGCGGTTGGGCAGTGTGTAGTCCAGATTTCCGCTGATATTAGCTGTGGAGGTGGCATCGAGTGGGAACTTGCCGCGGGTGGCAAGTGTCTCGGGGGTTAAAGCAAAGTCAAAGGACTGATCGTTGAAGAAAGGATCGTTGGCTGTACGCCCAGCAGACTGAACGACCTGGTAATTCTTCTCATAGTTACCGATGGCCACAGTTCCAGTAACCGTCTGAATGTTTCGTATATTGACCGGGCGCTTGATGCCGACATTGCGAAGTCGATGGGCGACGGGAATATCCTTGTCATAACCAAGTGTTTCTGCTGCGGCATAGTTAGGTGGAACGATTGCCATGGCGCCGCCGGCGGACGAGGAGAATCCATCAAACTCGATTTTCCATGCCTCGGGGCGGTTAGTAGCATCGTCGTCGCCTGTATTTAACGCGATGTGCCGATGTTCACGACCGCCTACATGTTGATCAGCAAACGGGCTCTGCAGCGACATGTCACTATCGTATACCAAATCCGCGTGCATATTTGTAATAGAAATGCTGGGCGCGTAATTATCTATAACTTGCTGGTTGTATCCGGTGGCTATAGAAGATGAGTAAACACTAAAGGGCGCCAACAGATTACCATCGTTTCTGTTTTTATTATCATTATTTCTGTGAATGTCCGGATCTACCTCAAAACCAAGTCTTTGGTGGTAGGCAGGATGATAATCATCGGCTGTGTCCAACAGCTGCTCCACACCGGAGCCTGACGCCAGCATCATATTAACTGGTTTATTGGTGCCTGCCGCTAGTGCGCTAAATGGCTGCGTTGCATTATATACAAAATCAATCTTTTTATTTATATTGAACCCTATACCGCCTAAAGTTGAGTTGCCATCCATGGTAAATTTATAAGGTGCTTGTTGTGCTCTGGTGTCAGATAGTTTTTTTGTATTAAGCACAGTCTGCTTGTCGCTGTTGACCGGAGCAGCGCTACTAGAAAGGTCTGCTTCCCATCTTTCCGCGCGGTTTTGCCACCAAAGACTGTTTTCCCGCTGTGAGAGACCAATCGGTGCATGTGTGCGACTCCAGCGTGTTATATTCGATGGCTGGGAAGTTCCAACCTGTCTCTTCGTTGTGGCGTTTGCGGAGTAAAACCCGGTTCCTGTAGGATCATCCTCTGGTGAGTTCCCGTCAGTGCTGGTGTCCGTGTTACCTTGGGCTGTACCTTCGGGGTCGGAGTCCTGCTTCTTAACATTCTGAAACTTGTGCTGGTACTTGCTTCGTTCCAGCATATGGCTCTCGATTATTGTACGTACATTTTCAGCAAAATCCGCCGATGCTGGTATCAGCTGTTGCAACATTATTGTTAATGACGAGTCAAACCACTTATAAAACTCATAGAACTTTTCGAAATCAATTTCACTATTGCTCACCTTATCAAAAAAGCGCGCCCGCAGAAGCTTAAGTCCCTTGTATTCGGGTCTATACCGGTTAACGGGAGCTCCGATAAGAGTATTAATATCTTTCAATGTAGCAAAGTAGTTTATCATCTCGGATGAGACTGCCTGTGCCATACTCTTTTCAAAAGCGAAGAAGTAGTCTACTGGTCTAGAATCTCTGTTGTATACATTCTGTTCTTCCAAATTTAAAACTGTGACCATATCACTAGATTGGACATTTTCCGGTAGCTGGAGTTTAGAAGATACCTGAAAGTCTTTATCAACTGCCGAGGTTGAGGACGCGGCGAACTCATAACCGGCGCCGGAATACTGTTTACTTAAAAATGGACCGAGCCAGCCGAATCTAGATGCTGCAGTTGCCGCAGAACCAGATGACATATCGATAACTGTGAACTCACCAGAAGCGTTAGAACCTGTATTCTGCGAGAACTCCCAATTAAGCGCCAAGGTGTCTGTTTTCAATACTTCTGCTGAACCAGTAGCCCGGGGATTAAACGGGTAAGCATAGAAATGAGGCTTCAAAGATCCATAGTTTGTAGTATCGTGGGCATGCCCTCTTAAGGTATCGTCTTCTAAATAATCAAACCAATACCTAGCAGAGTTAATCTTTACATCAGTCTGTTGTAATAGACTACCAGTGAAGTTAGTACGGTGGGCGCCGATATAAACACGTTTGCTCCCTGTCACAAAGCCTGCCGGCGTGGGAGCGCCAGAGCGAGCATCGCCACTAAGCGTGAATTCATTCTGTACAACACCAGCATCAACTTGAACTCCATGAAGTTCTACCGTATAGACGCCCTGGTCGGCGCCGGCGACCTGATAAGAAAGCGGATACTTATCCGGCTTAATCCTGACTGCCAGATTCCAATGGGTATCTTGATAGGCGCCTTCATATAGGTCAGATTCGAGGGAAGGCACGAAGCCGCCGGCGGTTCCAGTAAGAACAAAACGTACGTTATCTGATTCTAATTCATCCCTGACAGCATAAACCTGAAAGTTTGGTGCGTCGGTTGTGTCCCAAGTGGTGTCCGATTCAGTTTCGTTAACCCCATGGACACCAAACAGAGAGGCACTAATTGTATTCGTGTCTGCATAATAAGAAGCGTTTACTGCAATTTTGGTGGGGAAGTCAACATCTATTTCGAAGGTCTGGGCATATCCCCCTGTTAATCTAGTATTGGCAGCAAAGTATCCCGTGGTGTTGGTTGTATCGGTAGGATCTTGGAGTTGATATACTGTTGCGTCAACATTGTCACCAGTATTAAAATTAACAAATCTATCTGCGACTGCTACATTACGACGATTTTCTCTTATTTCATATTCTATATTTGAAGCGTACATGTTGAGCTTAACCAACTCATCATCAATTCCAAAACATCTAATTAAGTTTCTAAAAGACTTTTCTGTTCCTTTAGTTTTGTAGATATACACCAAGTTGTTATAAATGTTCTGGTATATTGTGTTCTTTATTTCTTCTAATGGTTTCTCGTACACTCGATCTTCGCTGCGATCAGCTAATTTCTCTAACACATCCGCATCTATAAACAGATTAGGAGATACTAGACCAGTTGAGGATAATAATTTTTCAGCAAAAGGAAGCGGCTTGTTGCTACCGGTATTGTAGGTTATATTTTTAAGTTGTGAGAGTGACTCTATCTGAAGATGTAGGGTGTCAAAATAACTTGACATTATTTGTGTCAGGTAACGCAGTTGTTCGTGGCCCTCGGCGTCCTCTTCTGTGATCCAAGAGGGTAAAAGATAATACATCGAGGCATTGTTGTTCGCATCGTAGTTGGAACCTGTGAGCTGCAGATTGTTCGATAAAGCCTCTACGTCCGGATGGAATGAATAAATAATAGGATCTTTGAACTCTTTAATAGCGGCGCCGGAGTCTACGATGGCTGATCCTACATTACGAGAGTTGCTTGTATATCCCGTCCAAGCACCGTTTGAAACGCGTCCGGAGAAATCCAATACCACTGAGTCAGTCGTTGTAACTCCAGTGATGCCCTCATTAAACTTATAGTAGACGCCCAAATCTGTATTGACCGTCTCGGTCGTAGTAATAAATGGGGTGGGGTCATCGTTGGTGCCTCCCCCGATCTGAGTAAACCAAAATCGTCCGATATCACGACCTGTGCGCTGTGATTTCCAGTACCGGAATTCATCCAGAGAGCCAGACAGTTTACCCGCGGTGGCGGCGATGGCAGCCGAGCTAGTTGGAGAAGAAATCAAAGCACCCACATATGCGCGCAGGGTGCCGGTGACCTCATTAATCCCAACTGTCCCCAATGTTACAGTGTTATTCAGGGTACCATCAACATAAAAATCAGAATTTATTCCGGATGACCCCGACTTAAGAGTAAGGGCGTAATGATGCCAGTTTCCATCTGTGACCGTTTCGCTGGTAATATTGCTATCAGCAATCGATTGCATTTCAAAACCTACGGTACCAGAGAATACAGTCGCACGGAAGCAATCGGCGCCGGAGGCACCAGTTAGTTCTAGCCTAAAGCGCCCATAAGATGTTGATCCTGAGGTTTCGCCATTCCAAAGATCGAATATAACTTCTTTTTCTGTTTTCGTAAGATCAAACGCATCTTTCTTCAGCCAAAATTCTACGGAGGCTCCGTTATCCTGCAGATCAAATTTTAAATTGCTTTCACGGTTCTTGTTCGTTTCGTAAACATTAGATCCCGTAAATTGAATTGCGTAAGAGGCGCCTGTATCTGAATTGGGGTGCGGTCCGCCCTTCAGATATATGTACTCAGGAGTGGCAGGGAGACCATAGCCATCTGTAAGTGTGGAAGAACCATATCCATCAGCTGAGAAATTAATATAGCCGTTTGTGCGCGGGTAATCTTTCTCGAAGATATGAAGGTCTAAGTAGGTAGAGTTATTCTCCCACTCTATCTTCTCTTTCAGGGAGCCATCATACGGATAATCCTCATAAATCCTCTTTAAGGCTTGACTATAATATTCGGCCGCGGAACCATAGCGAGCAAAATTCCCAGGTAGAGAATAATCTACTCGCGGGATGAAGCGTTCTTCGCGGATGATGTCTTGCTCATGATACCCAACCGACTCTATCTCAGAAGCTATTTCTTCTGCTGATTTGTTAGATAATGCTTGGAGCGAAGCCGCTTTATTAAAATAGTCTTTTAAGCTCATATCCTAAATATCATTCAACTCTAAATTTAAACGTTTGTGGTTGTTCTTGCCAGGTGCCTATGCTATCGTTATAATAGGATAATTTAATTTCATACATGTAACCGCCTTGAAGCAGTGACATGTCAAAATCAAAATAATTTCCATCCTTATCGTAGGACAAATACGTACTATAATTCGACCCAGTTCCATACTGAACAGCTGTATAATTATCTGTCACGCGTGAGATGGAGTAAGATGCACTGGGGATTATATCCGTTGGGTTATTAGAGGTTGCCTTAACATAGATGGTTGGGTTCCAATTGCGATCACGAACGAAGAATCGAAATCTCGCTTTATCGGACGTAGTATATGACTTTTTAAGGTTCTTGCAACTTGTAATCCTCGTAAACGTGGGAGCAGCCTCATAAGTAGGCATCTTCTCAGGATAAGAAGATCCAGTAAAATATTGAGTAGTACCGCTATGCCAAACATCATAAAGAACTTGCAAAGGAGTTGCGGCTGCTGTTATGGCTAATGAAGCCGAATAAATACCAGTACTTACATAACCGCCGGTTAAGTTTAAATTACCATCATAGAGTGTTAATGCAGTTCCCGTAGGAGCAGTCGACCCAGAATACAGTGAAACCAATATCCCCCCAGTACCCACTGCAGGAATATTAACCAGACGTCCTCTAATATAATTATAGAGATAGAGGGTGTTTAAGTTATCGGCGGCAGGAGCTAATGAGCTAGAATAATAAAAGTTTTCGCGGTCATCGGATACCCTAGAATCCCAGCGCGCTTCGATGGTTGGGCGCTTAAAAAAGAATTCACTCGAACGAGAGAAGAATTTCTTTATGTAATAAGAGTCGCGGGCACCCTGGGGATTATTTATTAAAACAGAGGTGTCTTGACCGGTAGAGCTGGAGAAGTACCCCTCTTGGCTAGCAGTTAATCGAATTCCAAAACCGTAGTTTTTAATAACCCCGGGTGAGGCTGTGGTGTCAATATCAGTTATCCACTGTTCAACAATCTGACTTACGTCCAATTCTATATCTTCATACCCCTGATCAAAGTAAACGTTGTAGTTCGAAGCGGTCAGGTAATCTCCTCCAATAGAAGTCCATGACGTATTCGAGTTTGGCTTCATCCAGTTAGAAGAACCCAGGTCCTTATACTCATCCATATCCAGCCCTGTGCCTTCCACCCAAGATTGGGAAATAGGGGCAACAACTAGATTAAACGACTGAGGCAGTGTGAAGGGTGTCTCGGCATTGTGCATTTTAAGGTGAAACGACATGCTGCCGCTGCTCGGAAGCACACCAGCAGTACGATCCGTGACGATTGATTCAATTGGGAATTTTATAAGGGCGCGGGATAACTCCTGGGTCTGCCCTATAACGGAGCCCGAAGACTGCCCATAAATGGAAAATATTGCCATCGAGTCCGCGTACCCCATATTAGAGCCTGTGCCGCGGGTGGACAAGCCGGCTTCGAATGCATTAGTTATGGTTGTGTCCGCACTAGCGGTATATCTTAAAATGGCCACTATCTTATAGATCCTTTAATATCAACATTTGGAAACTTGAGTTCAAATATAATTCTTTCATTTGCAACGATCATATTACCGTCTGCAGATAAGTTTCCGTAAACATCATAATTACTATTTGAGTATAACCCTCCGGTCTTTTCTACGATTTCGACGCTATAAACATCCAAAATACCCTTAACCTTTTGAAGCTCTCGATGAATATCCGTTATTTGAATAGATTCTCCTATATCAAACTGATTGGCGTTATAAAAGTTTACCAATTGTCTATTAGCTCGATTAATAACAGTATATCTGCTACTATTCGCGTCGAGACTTATAATATAGTTAATCCCAAAATTAACAATTTCGGTGTCTAAAATATCAACCGTATCGTTAATCATTTTATATTGTGATATCCAAGTTTTAAGGTTATTTTTTAATACAGTATTGGAGGGTGTCAGCTTTCCGCTGCTATCCTTAGAAACAACATACAGATTCAAATTCCTCTGCGAGTCTTTAAAATCTTTCACTATCTGTGCCCTATGGACAGCGCCAAATTTTCCAGGCATCCCATATATAATAGCTTGATAATCCTGAACGGTTACGGCGCGGTTCTGGGCTGCAAAGTACGACATTGTGCGTTGCTTGATTTCTTCGGAAGATGGCATCGATATATTTCCGACAAAGGGAGCTTCGTTAGTAAGCTCCAGGGAACTCTGGACACTGTTGCGGGTTGCCAAACTTAAAGTTGCTTGTTGCGAAAACTTGAAAGATGGCGATTGAGGCACGGTAATAGTTCCGATGGCAGCATTGACATCACGACCAGTATTATATCGATAGTTTATTCGTAGTTTTGTATTTGCCGGAGCTACTCCAAACTTATCCGTACTGATAAGTTTTACTGGGTCAAAGTCTAAATCACTAATATAATTTTTGCCATTTAAATCTAATATCAAGTCAGATGGGTCTAATACAGGATTACTCAGTAACTCTGAGTCTGATCCGTAACCGAATTGCAAGAAGGATTCATTTCCGCGTTGTTCGAGTACAAACCGGCGAGGGACAGGCACCGCTTTCAATAAGTTGGGAACAGTGGAACTATTAGTTCCACCATTACGAATTGCTTTATAAATAATGTTTTGTGATAGATTCTCAACCTGATAATATTGATGACCTTCGGTATCTGTTACACTTAGAACATCTGTGATATTAATTCTTGAAAGTGGTACTTTTAAAAATCTCTGGAATTCGCCGACAGTGACCTCCTCTGTGCTGGTGCGTCCGGACATGGCTCTGCCTAAAGCGCGAATAATGTACGATTGTGGGGCTCCAGTGGTGGAGTTTGCGGCTGCTACAACAACTTGATTATTGATCGAAGCAAAGTTGACATCTTCCAGAAGTGTGTAAAGTCCTCCGGCTGAAGATGCAAAATCTGAACCTGCGCGTAAAGTTGGTGCAAAATCAAGGTCAGGACCGGCGCCTGCAGACGCCACTGGAACCTTAATATAAAAAGTTAACGTACCAAATGACGCTGGGCTTGCCGGGAGGCGGAAGCCAAACTGACGAGAGAGGCTCACTACATTGTCATACTGGATTGCTGTATCAAGGAAGCCCTCGTTTGCCTGATAATCAACATAAAATGAAAGAATGTCTCCGATATAGGAAACAGTATCCAGCATTAAAGAACCAAACGATGCCTCGCTAAAGTCTTGATAGGTGTTGGGATAATATCTTTTGGCGTATGTTTCGAGATCCCGGCGGATGGAATCGAAGTCGCGGCTGGTATAGTTTATGGCTTGTTGTTTCTTGGGCATTAATATAACTCCACCAATAATTAGTTCTCAAAATCAATTTGAAGCATAGTTGTCTTGCGCAGGGGCACAATTGTAAAATGTATCCACACCGAGATGGTGGACGGAAAAAGGTCTGGGTTGTCTTCGGGTACTTTAAAGTCGATCTTATTAATCTCGATATAGTCCATATATCTTTTTGTTTGGGCTAAAATTTTATCATTTATCTCACCGTATACTGCTGGGGAATTCATCTCAAAGAAATATGTTTTTAGCCCTATCCCGAAATCTGGATTCATAACACGTTCGCCAGGCGCGGTCAGCAGCAACATCTTAAAATTTTGTCTGGCTAACTCAACATAATCTGTTATGAGCCCATACGGACCGAATTCGTCGCTTTCCAAGAGTGGTAATCTAACTGCTATTCCTGAGGCCATCTTATTGTTTTCCCTTTATTATAACTAGCATTCGCTAGGCGGAGTTTCCTCGCTGACATCTATGATATCGTCACCCAGTTCATCAGGTAGTTCTCTCTTAAGTAGCATCAACAGCAAATATAATAACCCTAGAGGTGTTATAGGAAGCATAAATATTCCCGGGACAGTTCCTTTAAAGTCAACCCCCTGGTAACTGATACGTGGTGTTAACTGTACATCGTCCATACCGGGAGGTCTGGGCGCGTTCGCAACAGCTTCGTCTAAACCCTTTTGGAGTCCACAAAGCAACAGTTTCATAGCGCCTTCGCCGGTGATACCCGGCGCAATCCCCGGAACGGTCGAGCCTTCGGGGGCATTCGGTGCCGGATTCGGTAGTGGACCTTTAAGAGGTGTTAACACCGGAGACTTTTCGATTGCCTCTCCCATTGCATAGAACGCAGTACCTGTTATAGTTTTAATCAGTTTAGAGATTGCAATGTGTGGGTCTACCAATTCAGCCAGAGAACGAAGGATCTCGATAGGTGTTTCAATAAGCATTCTTAAAATAAAGTCTCTTGCTGAAAGGCTTAGATTATCAAACTGTGGAGTGTCAGGACCTGGAGGAGGCAATGCGCGTTGTCGTGGGGAAGGAGTATGATTATTTTGATTGGCTATAGTATCTTTAAATATGTCAATGCAACGGAGTTTCGGCGCTAGAAAGCGACCATCAGCTTGTGGAAACTGCGAATCCGTTAAATAGAAATTGTATAGTATAGGAATAAAAGTTATTAATTCGGAATTGAAAGCTTTCTGGAAAAAGTCCTGATATGTCGGGTCGGCTGATATAGCTGCAAACTCAGTATCTGTTATAGAAGAAGAGGTGTAAGTTTCCAATTGTTGTGTGAAGAGAGTATCCCCTGTAGAAATTGTTCCTATAGTTGTTTCTGCGTCCAGTTCCTTTAATACATACCTGTGGAGGGTGCCCTCCTGGGTGCCGAGATGAAAGCGATTCTTCTCTTTTAGCGCTGCGGCGGCGCGATGCGCATCGTAAAACAAGCCGGAATCGTCGTCGCCGGTATCGGTTGTACCGTCGGGGCTGAGGGAATGTGCCGCTGCTACGGGGGATTCGTACGGTAAGTAATACACAATACGATATTTAATACGAAGATTGTCAAAACGAAGAGGTCCTGATGAGTCAAGCTCTCGCCCGGGGATTAATCCCCTATTTATCCAGGATCCTGGGACTAAAACATCCTTAAAAATACTAGTCTCCATTCCATATGCTGAGCCGCTAGTGTCTGTTAAGACAGGTGGTGTGTTTGCTAGTATGAGCGCGGCGACTTCCGGCTTTGAAAGTCCAGTTGCCATGGTGGACATGGGTCGAACATCATCCCATACCGCAACTCTTTCTAGCGCGAGCTTTCCATATCCCAAGTTCATATTATTGTTTATATATTCAGATAGTTCTCTCCTAAGCTCGTCTCGATGATGCCTGACACTCCCCGGCGCGCCGCCGAGGAGACGATAGCTAGGAGTTGCGGTTTCCGAATTAACATCTAGATATATTCTACCTCGCAATTTGGCGCCCCCTAACCAAGAAGGCTGCACCGTTAATATATCTTCAATGAAAATTCTATCTGTAGATTTCGATGTTGAGCCCGGGGTTGTTTTTGCCAACGCATTCGCAACAGCTGTGCGTGACTGAGCGACACGAAGCATAACCATATAGTCGATAATATCCGGCATATTTTCAGATGTGAAAGAAACATCTGAGGCAAATACTATATCGCCGAGAGCATCTTTAAGCCCTCCCGTTCCAGTTTTAGCGGTGCGCGTGATCTTCTTGTTCATATATTTTAGAATTGTTTCTGAAACGAGAGGCTCTCTATCTAAAAGAGCAGTCATCTGATTTCGAATGGTTGAAGCCAGCAAACCTTGAACAGCTTCCGATTCCATAAAACTTTTTATATTAAACGCCGATAGTACAAAGATATTCTTAATTACGAATTGAGCAATGTGAATCTGAATTAACAACATAAAGACACCATAACGTATAACATCTCTTATTTTTGCGCCCATGGGATTGATTTCGCCAGGGGTTGACTCATCAAAACACAGTGCATCAAGCATTTCGTCTTGTAATATTGCCAGAATGCCGTCGGCATCTAGAAAATCGGCGACGTCTTCCGGTAAACAATTTGCATTATCGTGGAAAAAGTTAACTTTATCCAGTTTATCAGTTGTAAAGATTCCTTCTCTCTGGATATAATCAAATGTGTTTTCTACCAAACCCGTGAATGCGCCGGGAAACAAAACACTTTCAGCTTCTCTCGTATATTGGTTTCTTCTAGTATCGTTTAGAGATATATCTTCGAATTCAACTTGACTTATTAGGGGATCTGAGAATATGCTGACATATGGGTTAACATCCGACGTATTGGTATACCCGGAGCTAGGTAATGATGAGCCCCCGATATCAAAATCAGCATCTACATAATTTGAGGAAATAAGGGTCGAGTTTAAGGTAATATCAACAAAGTTGGATGTTTGTCCAGTACTATAGGAAGGATAACTAATTGAAATCGTGTCAGCTTCCGCGGTGGTCATAGGACGCAAGTAAGCATTACTTCCTGATTGTTGAAAATACCGCTGCTGGGAGATCGTTAGAGCGCGCAGGTCGTCTCTTCCGGTCTGATCGATGGTACCAGCGCGGTCTGCGTCCCATAAAACAGCGTACGCGCTTTGATTGTCTGCGTCCCACTGATAAGGGCTTGGAGAACCAACTGGCTCAGTATATTCACTATCCCCTGGTTGGTAAAAATCCCAAATCTTTCCTCGTGGCGCGCCAGAGGACTGATTCGTACTTCCCAGCATGAATGTCAATTGCATGTTCTCGTAGCCATAGAGGGGCGTGTTGGTTCCGTTAGAAGAGAATCGAGGACCCGCTGAGACTTTGTTAGTGTGTGCTGACGTGAAGACCGCGGTATTGGGGAGGTAATTATTCCATTTATGCGCGAATTTACGGGGGAACTGATAGGTGACAGCGGGTGATGAGCCGGATTCGTCTTCCGAAGCATTCGAGAGAATTTCTGACATGTCAGTAATACCGTTGATGAACTCGGGATCGTTCACCATCTCTACCAGGATTTTCATCACTGTATCAAATACCTCCACAGCCGTATCAGCCTCGGTCCCCAAGATATCTGCCAAGTCTAAATTACAACTTTCAAGATCAGCCAGATGATCCGAGATGGTCTCAAATACGTCGGCAACCTTCTTTAATACATCCTTCGCATCTGTATCCGTTTCAGTGGTCAATTGTGCGCCTCCGGCGGCCTCGACGTTTTGATTGACTGAGATAGTTCCCGGGGTTGAGGCAAACGTTGGCTCTTTAAGAATCGAGGTGAGTGAACTGATAGAGTTCACAAACTCCATCTCCACCACTTCAACAATATTATTTAACAAACTTGGAATGGTATCACTGACTAGTGGGTTTCTTATATAATCCGGGCGCTTAGGGCAATCTAAGTTGATCTCGGCTAGTGGATTGGTTAAATTGATACCATTCTCAATCATATCTTGCAAGATCTGGTTGATTGCATCGGGGGCGGCTTCTTCTATTAAACATATATTATCATAATTTAGGTTGTAAAGTTCGTTGGCTATCTGGTTGCAAAATTCTGTTATGTCGGTAAATCGAGATATATCAGCAAAAAATCCCAAGATGGCGCCATGGCTATTCAGGGTATTTCGTACCTGGATGTCTTCGTATGCTAAATTGAACCTTAAGATTTTTTCTAATGTCTCATATGTCACCTCGGAGCGGCTAGTAAACAAAAAGCAGATCTCCATTGAACTCAAAATAGACGATACAGCACTAAGATATTGCTGCATCTGTTCGTCGGACAACCCTCTTTTTGCTGCAATTTGGGTCAGCGGTCCCGGACCGACGATGCCCGGGGAATGATCCACCAAGTCAGCCATGTCCGTGGCGCCGTAGTCTTCAGCGCGAGGATTTGATAGTTTGCACAGCTCTGATATGAGCTTAGCGAGACCCTTAACAATCTCCAGGACAGCCTTCTGGAGTGAGTCGATCATTGCTTTAAGCATCTTTTTCCATAATTCGCCATCGATAGTATAAATGCCTTTCAGCTGTTTCTGTATAGATCCCAAAGAGGGAACAGTAAGTCCTACTCCATTATCTGAGGGTTCCATATACAGTTGCATCCCAACAGTATTGATTGCGTTTGCAGCTGCCCCAACGACGCGAGAGATGGCTGTGGGGAGTCCGAAAGTACGGCAGAGCAGTGCTTCCTTAACAAGTTGATCAATCCCGATGGATCTCAGGAGCATGTCTAGCTTGGAGCCCTTTTTCACTCCCGGCATTGAACCATTTAGGAACGAGTTGATTGTCTTCACCACATCTGCACTGGTTTTGAGGGCTTTTTTCTTATTAGCCATGGCAACTTTCTTATAGACCTCTGGGTTCTCCCGTACCTTTTCACGCAGCTCTTTCAACTGCGCCGGTGACAATGAGGCGACGAAGCCTTTTTCTATTTTCTTTGTTTCGGATAAATCAATAAGACCCATTTCTGCAGCTGCTTTAATATATTCATTATTGATATTGAGATCTGCAGCCGATGGAAGATCTGGTATTACCCAGTTATCCATGTTGGTAACTCCGAAGTCGGCGGGATTTGAATCCCGATAAAAATCAGTAAAAGAAAAGGTTGTCTGGTTAGCCCAATCAGGTGTGGCGGTGTTGCCCAGGGCGAAGTCTGATAAAGATCCAAAAAAGTCTGCCTGCTTGGAGGCTGTTTCTGCTTCTTCTTCAGCTCTCTCATCAGCACGAAGTATGCTCTCTCTTGATTTAAGGATAGCTAAAGTGTTTCCATCTCTAAACGCATTATTATACTTAGAGTTTGAGAGATACCCAATCTTTAAAACGAACTCTTCAACACCCGTCGAGGGGTGTCCAACTGAGTATTCTATGATGCCAACGGCAGGTGCTTCTCGTGGCGATCCAGGCGCGGTATTTGCAGGATCATAGCCTGGTGGAGTGCGAGTGCCAAAGGTGATACTAAAATTACCAAAAATTCTAGAGCCACTATATCCCTCCGGTGCGAAGGCGCTAAGGTCTATATCATCCATGGGAGGATTGCCAGCAGCAAACTTCGCTCCAGTGATTTCCTCCAAGATGCTGGCCAATATAACACCATTTAAAATCTGAGGGATTGTAGAGCGCACTGATTCGAAATCAACATCGACTGGCATAATGCCAGCTGCCAGCTTCCCGGATTGCTGTGCAAACCGGTTTAGAATTTCATCAAATCTGATACTCTCTTCTGAGTATGTTTCTAGTGATAACTGGAGAGTTTTGCCTAAAGTATCGATACCCTCGTCATGGTTAAACTGTACCAGGGATTCTCCAAACGGCGGCAAAAGACCCAAGATCTCCAAAATTTCCCTTATTTCGGATGGGTCTATGACGCTTATCTCTAAACCAGTGGGAGAATCCAGGGGCAAAAGGTGCACCTTGTCGTATATTTTATCAGTGGGATCAACTCCTACCTTTAATATCTGTATTTGTTCATTAGTAAGCGATAATTCTAAAACGCTTATGTTGCCGATAATAATGCTTTTATTCTCCGACTGTAGTTGGGGGTCAGTGGGGTCATAATAGCCGATAGAAAGAGCATTCTGGACCATAGTTCGAACTGTTTGATAAAAATTGAATTGGTCTGTTGTCTCAACCAAAGTGGCGTCTCTCAAATAAATATAATATTCTGGATAGTAGTGAAGTATAAATCGGTCTGTTAGAATCTGGCTTATTGCTGCAGCATTAGTAGACAGCGCTGCAGCGTCCTGAATCTTATCATACGTGATTTTTATCTTTACCGAGTCGTCGGACAGATTATAAAACGGAATATCCATTTTTGCCGATCGGTAGCCCGTTTTCTCGTCAATAGGTCCAACTAGGTTATATCTGGCTGGTTGACTCGGGATGGGTATTTCTATGCCTGGCATTTATTCATTATCCATTAATTGGTGGTGTTATACTCACTTAAGATGTACTTTGTACCCACGCAGTCTTCGTTGTCACCGATGTCGATGAATTTAATTCCGCCCGGGGTCATCAGGTATTCTAGGATCAATTGATTGTATGCAAAATTATTGAATTGTATTCCCACGTCTACATTGGTGACATTATTGATCAAAGTAGAAATTGACTTTGGCAGAGTCTCCGCAAAATCTGGTGCGCTGCTAGACCCCAAGAATGCGCCATGGTGAGTGTGCTTCATTAGCGCTCCGAATAATTTACGATTTTGCTGCACGTACGTTCCCACAATGGACTGAGTTTTCTGTACCTGTTGAATAAGCGTCACCAAAAACTCTGTCAATGCTTGACCCCTGACCAAGGGTTGTTGTCCACCCCGTCCGTTCATTGCCATCAGGTCAATCCCGTATATAGACTTAATGCCATCATCCAGTATGGCGCCCTGGGAGTTCATATTATCGGTACGAGTGACAAGCTTTATATTCTCCCGGGCGACCATTCTCACTGTATCCGCTTTCATAACTACAGTCGAGCGCGGCTGGTTGGTGCTAGTGTTACCAACAACACCGGGATTAATCCGGAAATACCCATCAGGATCTGAGCGTTGGCTAACATATACTCGAGCGGCGTCCGCAACGAAGTCAGTATTTGCCTTCTTTATAACACCCCTTTTCTTGGTTCGCTTGCCGGCAAAAAACCCTTTGCGACCGGCGACTATATCAATTGCGCCGCAGTGGCTCGCATGCTGACCGCCGAATCCAGAAGTGACCCCACCTTCTCGGTCGCGTCCATACACTATAAAAGCGTTACCTTGGCTAACAACCTTTTCCCATGGTGCTGCTTCAAATTCCGGGACGTCAAAATCTAACAGAGTGTTGGTGCCATAGCCGAGCCATTCTATCCGGGCATCTTCTGAAAGTGAATCATAGTAAGCGCGCTGAGCGTTTGTCATAGCGCTGAGATCTATGAGTGGACGGCTTTTTTGTGGTGTTGGATCTGTCATTATGTTGTAGTACCAGTCGATACTATTCTACCCGCCTTTTTTAAAACAACAATGTAGGCACCCAGATTGTTATAATAACCAGAAGCATCTACCGAGAGAGTTATATTCGTCTTTAGCGTATCGCCGATATTGCCGCCTGCCAAGAAGGCTGTGTTCGATGTACCCGGGGTACCTGGGTCAATCTTATACACTACATCGCCGTGTGTAGCTTTTGGGTTCTTGGGGTCATCGCGGAGTTTTACGAAAATATCCCCCACTTGAGCTTTAATTTTTCCAGCTCCAGATGTTTGGAAAAGAGACCATCCCCCCTTCTTTCTTTTCGCCGAGACGGCATAATCGTAATGCGAGAAAGATTTTGGAAATTCGGGGTCGACCTGATTCATTACATACGAAATAAACGCAGCACTCCACGGCACACTGGGTGACTGCGTTTGCGCTAAATTATCCCAATATGCTTTAAGACGGGGCGCAACTTCGGTGTCCGTCTCTACCTTTCCGTCCCAGTGAGAAACCTCAGCGTTGACTGTGGTCCGGATGGTGCCGGGGTTAGGAGGAGCAGAAGACTCGATTACCTGACCTTCCTCGGCTCGTGGTGTTCCGTCTAATAGTTGCACGATTGCGGATCGCTCTATGGGCTTCGGTTCGTTCTGCGACCATATATCTTGCAAGCTCATCATCATGCCGGTCATGTCTCCCCACCCTAAATCTATTACTGGACCTTCCTGTACAATTCTACCCCCCTTCAAGTGATCGTCGGAATGGTAATCTAATTGGACCAGCATCCCAATCGGTAGTGCTTGTGTGGCGTTGACTGCATCAAAATCCGGATAATGTAACAGTATCGGGTCGCGATATGATATTGGATACGGAAGAGGATTGAGTATGATGTTAACCACCTTATAAATATTGAGACTTTCAAAAGTATCGTCAAACCCCTCCCAGCCAACCAATTCGCCTTCGACCGCGCTGGTGGGGATCCCGGGGACGACTGCCTTGTTGGCGGCGATGGGGCTCATGTTGTTCGCCGCGCGTACGCTGACAATAATCCCCGGATATAATCCCGGGAGTCGATTTTTGGCGTACGCCATCGTGACCGCACTGTACAAATAATCATAAGAACTATCTCGTATAGGGTCGCCAGCTTTGGTTTTAGTTGTTTCTGGCGCTGCTGCGGCATTATAAGTCAAGTCTTTAAAATCAAAAGCCATGATTACTCCTCTAGTGACTCATTTAGCAAATCATACAATTGCTCTTTATCGTCCGCAGTTAATCCAAGCTGACTGGAATTTTGTTTTTGAAGTAGTCCGGTAAGTTTAACCATTTGTTCATTAGAGCGTTGGAGGTTTTCTACGTATTTTGCTGCTATAGATCCGAGTTCGCGTCGGGCTACATCCGAGGTTTTCATATCGCTGATAGCATCCATGAGCAGCGATTTGGCCATGGCGCGGTCTTCTCGAATATTTGTTGTCGATTCTTCTATGTAATCTTCTAGTTTTAGATTTCGCCGCTTTCCCATTTGTTTTTAAATACCTTATATCTTTTTCTTAACTTGTTTAAGTTATTCACAACTTGTTTGGTGTTAAGCCCAGTGATCTCGCGTAGATATAAATAAATAGCCTTTTTATTAAAAATTTCTATTGTATCGGCTGAATCTAATAGAATACGCACAGCCATCAAAACCTTTTTTTCGTTTTCTTTGAGCATAAACGTATTCCAGGTATCAATCTCCTGATTCAGTGATTGCCAGAATTCTAATTCTGTTCTTTTTTCTTCGTATGTCGGACTCTCAGATACCAGGTCCTCATCTAATTCATTTAGAATATCTTCCATGAAAACTTCAGTTCGATTTCTTTTCTGAGTTTTTTTGACTTTATGAATAAACCAGTTTTTTGTTACAACAGAAAAATAAGAAAATGCCTTTGATCCCTTATTAGGATCGTATTTATTTAAAATGGTGGTAAGCCAGACCTTACAATCATCCTTAAGATAATCAATGTTTGGAAGAGTAGTAAATCTATAGGTATAAATTATCTTGTCAACCATCTGATCGAATGCTGGCTGAATATATTCTATATACAGCTTGGTACGGAGACCGAGATCATCTGTATTAGCATATTTTACAATTGCATCTTCATGCACTTTTGTAAAGTAGTGGTTCTTTGTTCTTGCTCTACGCTTCTTCTTCGTCTTCAATGTCATTTAATTCATCCTCTAATTCTTCGTCTATTGTCGGCTCAAATATTTCTCTAAAATTTTCTATTTCTGCATTTACTTCTTTTATCCGAATGATCAATTCTTGTACCATCGGCTCCCCATGATAACTGTCCATGCTGTAAAGCGATTTGACAAATACTTGGAATGCTTTTACTGTAAGAAAAAGATCGGATAGATTCTCTGAGATAAACAGGAACTTTTTAAGGAGCCCAATAAGATACCACCCCAATAATATGTTTACTGATAAAGAAACAATAATTGTAAGTGTTAACATTATCGATCATTCTCAAGTTGTTGTTTTTGTTGAGATAGGTGTTCCTGAACCTCTTTGATGTGACTCTCCGTTAAATCGCCAATTTTATGTTTCACTGTGGTGTTTCTCTTAGTAGTAAATGAAGTTAGAACTTTTACTAACGATTTTGGCGCGGCGCACAATGTACAGTCTGTGACTGTCTCATCAAATAAGTGGAATATATCTAGATGCTTATTACAACTCGTGCACCGGTATGAATATCTTGGCACGTATTCCTATTCGTCGTCAGGGAAGGCATGTTTTACGCCTCTGAGAGATACAACCGGCGGGTTGTTAACTACTAGCTCGCCGTTCTTGCCTCCCCATCGCTTCGAGTCCGGACCTTTATCAAAGTCCATGCTGGCCAGAACAGGAACGATGTCGCTCTGCTCCATTAATGATTTTTGAAGAGCCATCATTAGGGCTCCAATTGCTTGATTAGATAATTTCATTTTATTCTCCTTTAATTAATTGTAAATCAGCGTCATACATCATAGCTGCTAGTTCTTCAAACGAAACCTTGGGCTCCCAACCTAGGTGACGCTTAGCCTTTTGGGCATCTCCCAGCAGATATGGTACTTCGTGAGGTCTAAAATAGCGCGCGTCTATCTTTACATAATCCTCATAGCTTCCGAGACCTGCATATTTAAAAACAGTGTCTAGGAACTCGCGCACAGTGTGCGATTCACCAGTAGCTACAACGTAGTCATCTGGCTTCTTTTGCTGTAGCATCAACCACATCGCCTCGACATAATCCCCTGCAAATCCCCAATCTCGTTTGGCGTCTAGATTGCCTAAATGTAACTCTTCCTGTAATCCCAATTTTATACGGGCTGCCGCTAAGGTGATTTTTCTTGTTACGAAGGTTTCGCCGCGGCGCGGTGATTCGTGATTGAACAGAATGCCACTAGACGCATGCATGTTGTATGATTCTCTATAGTTTCTTACTAGATTGTGAGCAAATAGTTTGGCACAAGCATAAGGAGACGCCGGCATCATCGAGGATTCCTCTGTAAACGGAACTAAAGGATTATCTCCATACATTTCAGATGAGGAGGCTTGGTAAAATCGTACGTCTGGTACTATTGCGCGGCAGGCGTTCATCAGCCGCAGCGTGCCCATTGCGATGGAGTCTACTGTTTCTTCCGGAACATCAAAAGATACCCGGACATGCGATTGTGCAGCTAAATTGTACACCTCATCCGGTACGTACCGTAGCATAAGGGAATAGAAAGAGGAGGGGTCGTGTAGGCTACCATATTCTAGAACAAAATTCGGATGTGCATATATCCCATCGACTCGCTCGGTGTTGATGAGAGAGGTGCGGCGCTTTATGCCTACAACCCTATACCCCTTATCTAATAGAAATTCTGCTAGATAAGAGCCGTCTTGCCCAGTAACGCCTGTAATGAGTGCTGTTTTCATCAAATTCCTCTCACTTGTGGATAGTTTATTTTAAACCATTTGCAGCTCTTTATTAAGCCCGCTTTTAGAGGAGTATAGTCTTCCACCTTCCATCCCAAATCGAGCAACTTTTTATTACTACTGGGTTTTCGAACTTGACCAGTTGGCTGAAACGTGTCCCAAATAATTTCCCCATCATACTCTAACAACTCACATAAAATATTTGCCACTTCTTTGATGGAGTGTTCTTCTGTGTTCCCTATATTAATAGGTGTTGCCTCATCGTAGTTCTTGGCAAGAAAAAGCAGAATACTAGCAATATCGGGGGCATAAGTAAATTCCCTG